AAAGGGTATATTTACCGTAAGCCTATTTTTAGCCAATCGCAGCCCAACAAAGTTGAAAAAATTGAATTCATTCCAATGGATCAAAACCAGATTATGTATGTTAATTCTGGTGTATATAACGAGACTAAAAACTTTGTAATTCCATTTCTAGAAAACGCTAGACGTCCATATAGACAATTATCCTTAATTGAGGATGCAATTGTAATTTATCGTTTAGTTAGAGCACCTGAAAGACTAGTCTTTAATGTTGATGTTGGTAATATGGCACCACCAAAAGCTGAAGCTTATTTACGTAAATTAATTCAAAATTATTGGTCAAGAAAAACTTTTGATATGGATCAAAATGACGTGGTTAAAAAGTTTAATCCACAATCTATGTTAGATGCTTTTTGGTTCGCAAAGAGACAAGGATCAGAAGGAACATCAGTGGAGCAGCTAGCTGGTGGAGCAAATCTTGGTGAACTTTCTGACTTAATGTACTTTATTAAGAAGCTTTATAGAGCTCTTAAGGTACCTTCTACTAGACTTGATCCTACTGATCAAGCATCTGCAGACGGTTCAACTATCTTAAGAGAAGAACTTAAGTTTGCACGCTTTGTCATGAGACAGCAGCAGAGATTTGCGGCTGGTATTAGAAAAGGATTTATTACTCATTTAACCCTAATGGGTATATTCGAAAAATTTGAACTTAATGAACAAAATCTTGAAGTCGACTTTAATGTTCCTACTAATTTTTATGAGCTCAGAGAGAATCAAAGATTAGAACTTAAATCTAACAATTATAATAATCTCGCTAGTAATGAATTTGTTTCAGCTACATATGCACAGAAAAAATATCTTGGATGGAAAGATAGAGATATCTTAGCTAATAGAGAATTCTTAAGAAAAGATGCAGAGCTTCAATGGGAGATGGCACAAATTGCTGCCGCCGGTCCAGCTTGGAAGGAGCAAGCAGTTGCGGGTGAAGTTGCGGGTGATGCTGCTGCTGTTGGCGGCGAAGGCGGCGGAGTCGGTGGTGGAGGAGCAGGTGATATACCTGAATTCGGTGGCGGGCCAGCAGATGTAGGAGGCGAAGAAGTAGAAGTAGCCGCTGAGACAGAAGTTGATGCAGAAGAGACTGCTGCAGTTTAACGACTAGGGTTGCTAGAATAATATTGAGTTCTATAATAAATCTCACTTTGGCCAGATGGTGCACCAGCAGTTTTTGCTGAAACTTGATTTACATTAGTTAACCCTCTAAAAGTAAAACTTTCATTATCTTCCATTTGAAACGCAAAATTTTCTGCACTCGAAGTATACCCGCCCATATACCGGTCGTATACCCAGATATTTTGACCGGTCCTGTTTATAATTATAACCTCTGAACATGGAAAGCCTCCTTCTCCAGCAGCGCCAGCAACTGCGGCGCCTGTAAGAACAGAGAGTGTTGCGTTAACTGGCTGGGAAAATGATCTGCATATGTTTTGATTAAAGTATTCACTCCCGGAATTAGATTTAGGGTAATTGTTATTTGGACCTGGCATATTATTATTTAGTCTGAATAAATAATTTTATGGCACTTGCATGCAATATTCAACCACTTTCAGCTTTTTTATCTACAAACTTAAACAGTAAAATAGAAACTTATGATAGATTAGGGGATAGAATTAAACGATCCTTAGGTTATCCGTTGGTAAGTTTAGAGATTCATACAGATCAACTTCGAGAAAATATCCAAATCGCTGTAGAATACTTTACAAAATATGCTGGGTTTACACAAGAATACTTAATTTTTGATTCAGCAATGTATGAAACTAATAAAGGTATACGTTTAGATCTATTATATACTCTAGCTAATACTGATTTAGATACTACTGCGCAAAAAACAGCTGGATCAAATCCCTTAGGCCCGGGCCCGGAATTTTATGGTAGTACTCCAGAGTCTATTTTTGTATGTACTTCATCTGTACTATCTTCTAACTTTGTATCGTCTTCAGCTTTGTCTGCTAATTTTGCATCAGCTTCAGGTGACCATGGCATCGCACAATTCGAATTATTTGATGATTCAATTTATTCACAAATTACTGCTTATGATGAATTAGAAAGACCTCAACTCTCACTAGGTATATTAGGACTTAGTTCTTCCTTTACTGAAAACCAGCGTAATACACTTACATATGAAGGCTCTGCATCAGATGCAGTATTTTTTCAAAATGTATATGACTATGATATTATGGATTATAGAAAGGTAGTTGATGTAACAGACTTTGAAGAAGGTTCAACAACAGGTATTAATACATTGTTTACATTAGAGCAAACACTAGCACAACAAACATACTTTAGTTACGCTATGGGCAATTATGGATTTGATCTAGTATCATGGTATACATTAAAGGAATGGATAGATACCCGTGAAAAAATGCTTGCTATAAGGAGAGATATTAAATTTGATCCACGTACACAATATATGCAAATGTATCCCCAGCCTGGCGGTGATAGATTCTATGGCGTATTAGCGTGTTATTTAGAAAAACCTATTAGATCTGTTATTATGGAGCAATGGATTTATGAATACGCACTAGCGTTATCGATGATTACTATAGGTAGAGTACGAGGTAAGTTTGGAAACGTTTCACTACTCGGTGGAGGAGCTTTAAACTATGATATGCTTCAAGAAGGTAGAGAAAGAAAAGCTGAATTAGAGGGTAAGCTACTTGAAGGTGCATCACCAGGTTTTGGTGATACAGATCCAACCTTATTTATAGTAGGATGAGGAAGTGGCGGCAAGGTATCTTTACTCCTACCAATCCTGATAAGTTTATAGGCAGTAAAGCTGTGTATAGATCTGGTTTAGAGTTAAAGTTCTTTAGATTTTGTGATAATAACGATAATGTAAAGAAATGGGGCAGTGAAAATGTCATTGTTCCGTATATAAGCCCTTTAGATCATAGAGCGCATAGATATTATGTAGACAATTACATAGAAATTTTAGAAGGTAGCGTGCTTAAAAAGTATTTAGTCGAAATAAAACCTTCAAAACAAACAAAGCCGCCAACTACCAAATATAGAAAGAGGCGACATCTCTTATATGAGCAGAAAGCTTACGTAACAAATCAAGCAAAATGGGAAGCTGCACGTAAGTATAGTAAGAAGATTGGCTGTGAATTTATTATTTTAACAGAAAAAGAGCTAATTTCTAACAAATGAATAAATAATTGTATGTCGTTAAAACTTAATTTGGTTGTAGAGAAACCTGATATACAAGATGAGTTCGAATATATTGAAGAAGAAGTAGATAGAAACTCTCCATCAAATTTATACATTAAAGGCCCATATATGATGGCTGAAGGTGTAAATCGTAATAACAGACTATACCCTCTCGACGAATTAAAGAGAGAAGCAGATAGATATATTGAAGAAATGATTAAGCCCGGGCGTGCGATGGGGGAATTAAACCATCCAACTACTGCAGACGTCGACTTAGAGAGAGCGTGTCATATGGTAACCGAGTTAACACAAGATGGTAATGTTTTTTACGGTAAATCAAAGGTACTATCTACACCGTGTGGTCAAATTGTAAGATCATTAATTAACGATGGCGTTAAAGTCGGTATGTCCTCGAGGGCATTAGGCACTTTAGAGGAAGGAACAAAACATAATACAGTTAAAAATATGAAATTAGTTGCTATAGATTGTGTAGCAGATCCTTCTTATCCTTCAGCTTTTGTTAATGGTATACTTGAATCCAAGCAATGGGTTATGGTAGATGATAACAAATACGAAGAAGTTTACGAAAAATTTGAAAAATCATTAGAAAGATTACCAAAAAACGATGTAGATTCCTTTTTACGTGAAAGAATTCTTAGCTTTATTAAGTCAATCTAATAAATAATAATATGTCTAAACAAAAACAAAAAATAGCAAAGTTTATTGAGCATATTTCTACTAAAAATTATGCTAAGGCACATAAATATTTAAAGAGCGTCGTTCAAGACAAGATATCAAAAAAAATTAACGACGCAACAGAAAAACCACTCTTTTAAACCATGAGCAAAAAACAAGCATTACCAGAACAAGCAGAAGAGGTTCTTACTGAAGAATCAGTACAGGCTATAGAAACTGCTATTGAAGAAAAAATTCAGCTATCGGTCGAAGCAGCTTTAACTAATCAAGATGAGCTTTATGCTGAAAAACTTGAAGAGTTAGTTGGCGCTATTGATAAAGATCATACAAGTAAACTTAGAAGAGTGGTTGAAGCTGTAGATCATAATAATGCAAACAAGCTTATTAAGTTAGTTAAGCGTTATGAAAACGAATTAAATGGTCGTGCTAATAAATTCAAGAATACTTTAGTTGAAAGTATTTCAGATTACTTAGGAGAGTATCTTGAAGAGTCAGTACCAACTCAAGCAATTGAAGAGGCTACTAAAAACAGAACTGCAAGAGAAGTATTAGGTAATTTAAGAAAAGTACTTGCAGTAGATTCTACTCTTATGAGTGAGTCTGTTAAAGAAGCAGTCATGGACGGTAAGACTCAAATTGATGAGTTAAATGCTAAAATTGCAAAGCTCACAAAGCAAAATAAAGCTCTCAGTGAAAATTATAAGATTACAAAAGCAAATCTTATTCTAGAATCAAAGACATCTAGTTTGTCTGAAAGCAAAAGATCTTATTTACATAAGATCTTAAGTGATAAGACTCCAGAGTTCATTGAAGAAAACTTTGACTACACTGCTAGGTTATTCGATAACAAAGAGAAAGAAAGACTTACAGTACTTAAAGAGGAAGCATATAAAAGGCGTAAAGTAAAAGCAGATGCTCCCGTACAACAGATTTCAGAGAAGAAAGAGGTAGCTCCTCGTAACCCTTACGTGGAGGAATTACAAAGATCTCACAAATAATTTCGCCCCTGAACAATGAGGTGCTTGTCACCTGAGTAACTTGGACTAGATTTAATTGCTAAGTCCATGAGGTAAAATGAAAGGAAACGTCTAATGAATAAACCACAATCATTTATCGATAGAGATAGAGCAGATTCACTTCTTGAGAAGTGGGCTCCTGTTCTTGAATACTCTTCCGACAGTGTTAAGGCTATTGAAGACGACCATACTCGTTTAAACACCGCTATTCTTTTGGAAAACCAAGAGAAGTGGTGTATCGAGGAAGCCAATACAGCAGGAACCGGCGGAGCGCTTGGTAGTGGAACTACTATGAGCTCAATGTACGGTCCTAACGCTGCCGCACAGAACATTGGTTCTGGCGACACGTATGCTAATGGTGATGCCCGTCTTCCAAAAGTACTTATCCCTATGATTCGTCGTACGTTCCCTGAGCTTATCACTAATGAAATTGTTGGCGTACAGCCTATGTCAGGTCCTGTTGGACTTGCATTTGCTCTTCGTTATGCTTACCAATCCCAAACTTTGGGAGAAGGTACGGATAACGGATCGTCAACCTTTGCAGGCGGAACTGGTCCTGGAACTGGGTGGAATTCACCCGACTCTGCGGCTGGTGATGTTTATAGTGGTACTTCTGGTTTACCGGGTGATGAACTCGGTTATCAGCTGCTCGATACTACGTTCACCGGAACTTCATCGGAGCGCCTTAGCGGTGTTTCTGATTGGACTTTCGCTGACCAAGACAAAGGTGTCGCTCAGAT